ATTTCCGGCAACGGCTGGTACATGGCCGACGGCTCATCTTACGACGCCCACCAACATGCGATCCGCATCCAAATGGTGGACCACGTCCTCGGCCCCGCCCTCTTCGACATCCTAAGTCCTTTCTCGGACTTACCCTCCTGGATGTCCCCCATTTTCCGCCGAGACTTCTTTAAAAAGACCTACCGCTGCAGGTCTACCAAGGACGACGTCCTTGAAGTCTCCGCCACGGTGATGTCCGGTCACCCCATATCCACAACTCTCTTCAATACCGTCCGGAATCTCCTGGACCACGAGTTTGTAGGGTTCAAAACCGGCACCCCCCTCCTGCCCTTCGCGGCCGGAGATGACTCCTTGGTGTTCTGCACCCGGCCCATAAGCCGAGAAACATTCGAGGAGATTCTCAGCCCTAAAGCCGTGGGACTGAGCGGGATCGGAGTTCTTGTCAAGAACTACAAAACCGGCTTCCTCCACGAGATGGACTTCTTGTCCAAACACTTCATCGCCCTCGGAACTCGTGTCGAGGCATACCGCATGTCGGCCAAAGTGGCTCACTCGGGGATCTGTACCAGTTCGCTTTCGAACAAAATGCCCCTTCGCCAATACGCCGCCATGCAGGCCCTGCAACTGCTGGATTTGCCCGCGCGGCTTTCAGCCGCCTTCCGGCGTTTTGCAGCACTCGCCCAAGGAGCAGTCGTCTCCAAAAAGAACTTGGTCAGATTGACCTACGACTGGAGCTATAAGCTCTACCTCCAAGCGAGCGAGAAGAACCTGGACGACCTGTTCTACTTCCTGCACCCGCCACAGGAGGAGGTTTTCCGGGGGGGGAGGACGTTCGAAACGTCGCTCCCGCGGGGTTCAAATTTTACTTCAAAAAGCATGCCCAATGCGAAACGAACCCCCAGAAGGCGACAACGGCAGCGCAACAGGCGCGTCGCTAATAGCCGACGAAGACCCTCGAGAGGGCAACTACAGCCTAACCCAGCTCGTCCTGATATGCAGACTATTCATCGGATGTCTCCGATGGTTGTTACTGCTGGCGAGCGGGAATGGTTAGCGGCTCTGGCCGACCCCTGGTCGGTGCGCCAAGTCCGCATTCCGAGCCGGTTCACCCCGGCCACGTCCTGCGTCACGTAC